GCAATGTTAAATTTTTCCATGATTTGCCACACATCGGTATATGGGTGATAAGCCCAATCAACAATACCATGTTCCTTAATTAAACCTGTTACTTTATCAGCAAACTCTGATTTTTGGTTAAATAAGAATCTACCCATCAAAGTTAAACTCATTGAATCTCCGCCAGGTGAATCATATTGAATAACATAACCAACATTTTCAAAGAATTTTGGGTCGGCGTACATACTACCTTTACAACCAATTTCTTCGGATACAAAGAATGCTGCCTTTACATTTGGTAATGTGTCTAACATTTCAAGTGCTAAAAACACACCACATTTATCATCACCACCAATACCTGATGGTTTACCAGTTTTTTTATCGATGCCTGTTAACATTACGCCGTCTTCAACCGACTCGGTTTGTAAAACTTGTAAGTTTAAATTAACTCTATGAACTGTATCAGTATGTGCCACAAAACAAGGAAAATGTTTTGAGTTACCTTTTGTAACATAAATGTTACCGTGAGAGTCGGTATAATGGTCGTAACCCTTTTGGGTTAAAACTTTTTGTAGATATTCAATCATAAGTTTTTCATCACGAGAATGTGTCGGAACTGAAAGAACTTCGATTAATCTATTTAATTTGTCTTGTGTCATAATTCTTTTATTTAGATTGTATACAAAGATAGTAATTTTTTTCAACAAACAAAAATTTTTTACACAAAAAAGTTGATTTTTAGAAAAATAAAAAAATTAATATTTATTTTATAGACAACTGTTTTATCATTGTTCTATAACAATAATTGTAAATTACAAAAAATATGCAAAAAAATAATGTACAAGAAGTACAACTTCAAGCCCCATTTGATGTCATCCCATTACCATCTAAAGGATTATTATATCCTGGACAACAAGGTAATGTTAAGGTAGAATACATGACAGCAATGGATGAGAATATCCTAACATCACCAAATTTAATTAAAAGTGGTAAAGTTTTAGATGTTTTATTAGAAAGAAAGGTTAAAGAATCACCAGTCCCTTTTGACCAATTATTAATTGGTGATAGAAATGCTATTATGATTTGGTTAAGGGCCACAGGTTATGGTGAAATGTATCCTGTTAAATTAACTGATCCAAGTAGTGGTGTTGAGTTTGAGACTGAGGTTGATTTATCGACTTTGAAAACAAAAGAATTACCAGAAGGTATTGAACCTGATGAAAGAGGTGAGTTTAGTTTTGTTTTACCAAGAAGTAAAAAGAAAATTAAATTTAAACTTTTAACAGTTGCTGATGAAAAAACTATTTCTTCTCGTGCTGAAAAATATGAGAAAGCAACAAAATCACAAATATCTAATTTATTAACCTACCGACTTCAAGCCCAAATTAAAGAGGTTGATGGTAATCGTGATATTAATTTTATCCAACAATTTGTTAATATAATGCCGGCATATGATTCTCTTAAATTTAGAGAATATTCCGATTTAATTGAACCAGGTATAGAAATGACTACGGAAGTGGAGGGTCCGACTGGCAACTTTCAAGCTCCAATTACCCTTGGACTCAACTTTTTTTGGCCTAACGTCAGAGTATAACTTAGGCCTTAAAAGAGAAATATACTATATGGTTAAACATATGAGATTTTCTTACGAATCTGTTCAAACAATGCCTGTTTGGGAAAGAAGAATTTATCTTGATTTATGGCAAAAAGAACTAGAAGAACAGAAAAAAGAATACGATAAAGCGAAATCAAAAAGAAAATAATAAAGTGGGGTTAATAGCCCCATTTTTTATTTAGATGATATTTATAAAAAAAAACAATTTGTAATGTCCATTATTTTAGTAGATAAAAATAAACTTAACCTTTTGTTAAATGAACGTTTAAATGAACCTTTAGTAAGGAAACCTAAGTCTGTCACTGGTGATCAAGCTTCAGCTAGTATTGCTTCAGCACAAGCTAGTGTTGACAAGGTAAAAAGTAATTTAGCTTCTTTAAACATACATTCGATACCAGAATTAGAAGGTGTTAATACTATAGAACAACTTTCTATTGAACCTTTTAAGTTCCAATTTTTATTACAAGTAACTGATGCACCTCAAGAATTAACCATACCTAAACCATACCCGTATAAAACTCTTGCTAGAGTAATAGAAACAGAACCTTTAACTTTGGAGTGTAAATTGGAGGATTCCAATTCCTCAACAGGTGTGGCTGATTTAACATGGAAGATGGTCTTTTCAAACGAAGATGAATTAGTCACTAGATTGCCAGGAACTAAAAAAGAAATTAAAGCTATAGTAGCTAGAGGTAATGATAAGGGTAATTTTTACACGATAGAGTTTGGTGATGAAGATATTAAAAAAGTTGTTGATATATCTAAAGAAGAGGAAGGTGGGGAAGAAGGAGAAGGAGAAGAGGGTGGTAAAGATAAAGAAAAAGAAGGTGATGAAAAAAATAAGGATAAAGGTGGTAAAGATGATTTAAAAAAATCTAACATATATAACGGTAAAGATTTAAAAGAAGTTAATCTTAAATTAAATGATGTTAAAGATAAGGCTAAATTTTTTTCCATAATAAAAAATTATAAAACCAACGAAGAGTTTCAAGATATTTTTTTAGATGCATTTATTTCTGTAAGTGATAAAGCGTTAACCATAAATAAAAAACCTATAGCCAAATCATTAAAAGATTTTAAAAATAATGGTTTATTGGAGGCAGAACCAATGTCTGGTTTGAAAAGAAAATTTTTAGTCGTAAAACGTAATTTACAAAATTTTATGTTTGAAGTCTTTTCACTTTTTGCTAAATTAAATAAAAGTGGTAGGGATTCACAAACTTTTAAAGTAATAAAAGAATTTTATAAACAATTATTTATAATAACAAGACAAGGCCAATCTGCAATATCTGATAAACAAAAAAGAAAGATGTTATTTAAAAAACTATACGGTAACTTCTCTAATTTTTGTACTAGTTTTTATAAACTACCTGAAATGATTAAGGGTAAAAAAAACAAAGAAGAGGGTAAAGAAGTAAAAGTAAAATCACAACCTAAAGCAACTTTAAGTACCGTAGAATCTTTTATATATCAAATATCTAAAAGTGTTTCACTGTTAACTGAGGAAGGTGAAGAAGAGGGTGATTCATCATTACCATCAAAACAAAAAAACATAACAGGAAAAATTTACGCAAATTCTATTGAATTAGGCCCTAAAGCTAAAGCAAGAAGAGGTGCTGATATGCAATCTTATGCAGAATCTAGAAAAAGAGGTTCTAGTAAATGGGATGGTACATTAGCTAATTTACCCGCTAACGGGTTTGAATCAAAAGTTTCTTTAGATTTTAGTTCTGTTAGTAATTTAACTGACGACCAAAAAACAGCTTTAAAAGAAATTCAAACAAATTTAAATGCACAACAAGGTTTGTTCCAAAAAAATGCTTTAATTAGAAAAAGTAAAAAAGATACTAATAACACACTTTTTATTGTTGAGTTCGAGGGTATTGGTGGTGGAACAAAAGCTTTAGTTTGTAAAACAGATAAACCAAATCAAAATCTTTATAATAAATCTAACATAACTTTAGGTCGTAACGCGGGTGGTAGAGAGGTATTAACAGACTCAATAAAAATAGATTTTAAAGTTTCCTAATAAAAAATTAATTAATGGCTGAAGATAATATTAATAGAAACATAGAAGAAGAAAAGGAGTTTCTAGCGTTACAAAAACAAATCTCACAAGCGGCTAAAGAGGCTGGAAAAAGTTGGCGTAACATGGGTGACTACACCAAAGTTGTTGCTTCAAACTATTTAGAGATGCAGAAAATTTCTAAGAGGATGAAAGAAATCCAAAAAGAAATTAATAACGCATCGGAAGAAAGAGCGGCTATTCTAAGGCAAGAATTAGCTACTTTAGAAAAAGAACGTGAACAGTTAAAATCGATAAATAAAGAGTTAACCTCAATAACCAATGTAGCTAAAATTGGTTTACAAGGTGTGTTAACTTATTTAGGTAATGCTATTACTGGTTATTTAGATTTTAGTCAAAAAGTAAGGGATGCCTCAGCTCAAATTGGTTTAGGTGCGTCAAATATGAATATGATGCAATCCAATATTGAACAATCTAGTATTCAAATGCAACGTTACGGTGTTGGGGTTCAGGAAGCTGTTGAAGCTCAACAGGCTTATTCTGATGAACTAGGTCGTTCTGTCATATTAAGTCAGAAAGCTTTCGAAAATATGGCAATGATTGGTAAGGCGACTGGTTTGGGTATGAAGGGTATGGCAGAATTGTCAGCTCAAATGGAAATATTCGGTTTGGGTGCTGAGAGTTCCTCTAGTCTTATTATGAGTATGTATTCTGAATCTGCCGCGATGGGTTTAAATTCAGGGAATGTTATTAAGAAGTTCCAACAAAATTTAGGTCTTTTAAATAAATTGAATTTCAAAGCGGGTGTCAAGGGGTTACAAAAAATGTCCCAATTAAGTGAGAAATTCAAAATAGATATGAATGACGCAGCTGCTTCAGCGGAAAAAGCCTTTAAACTTGAAGAGGCGGTTGACATGGCAGCTAAATTACAAGTTTTAGGTGGTAGTATGGCAGCTTTAGGTGACCCGTTTCAGTTAATGTATAAAGCTCGTAATAATCCTGAGAAGTTTGCTGAAGATATTGCAAATGCTGCATCACAATCAGCGGTCTTTAATAAGGAGAGTGGTGAGTTTGAAGTTAGTGCATATGAAATGGATAGATTACGTTTAGCGGCTGAAGCTACCGGACAGTCAATGGAAGGTTTAGTTGGTCAAGCTAAACAAACCGCTAAAATAAATATGTTTAAAGGTTTATTAGGTGGTAAAGGACTTTCTCCTGAAGAACAAGATGCTGTAGCTATGATGTCACAAATGGTTGACGGTAAAGCACAAATTCAGATAGGTGTTGGGAAAGATGGTAAAGCGATGATGAAAGATTTAACTGCAGTTGGGAAGGATGATTTACAAAATATATTAAATGATAAAAAAAGTGCGGAAGACGCTGCGTCACAAGCTACAGGTATAATGGAAAGACTCCAAAATTTTTTAAACCAATTATTGGTTGCGGTTTATCCTTTATTTCATTCTTTAGAACAGAACCTACAACCGTTAATCGATATGTTAACCCAAAAAACTACAGGTTGGGCTGAATCTTTAAAAAACTTTTTTACCACGATGGATATTTCTGGTTGGATTGAAAGTATAAAAGGTTTTTTTGTCGGTCTATGGGAAAAACTAAAATTTATTGCAGAACATTGGAAATTAGCTTTAGGTATTGCTGCAACAGCATTTGTTGCTTATTGGATAGGTAGTCAAGTAATCGCTGGTGGTATATTTGGTAGAATAGCTGGAGCTGCTTTCAGAATGTCTTCAGGTGTAGGTGGTGGAGCTGGTGGTGTAATGAGTGGGGGAGGTAAAGGTCCCGCACCAGCAAATCCTGGAAGTGTGACTGGTGGTTCTAATCCCGCAAGTATGATTAAATCAGCTGCTTCTATATTGATTTTATCAGCAGCTTTATTTGTTTTCGCTAAAGCTTTACAAGAGTTTGATAAATTAAAGGATGGTTGGGGAACCCTAGGTTTAGCTGCCGGTGGTATGATTATATTAGCTGGTGGTTTATGGGCGATATCTAGTATACCGTCTAATAATGTTATACAGGGTGCTTTAGCTATAGGTATTTTAGGTGTTGCATTAATACCTTTTGCTTACGCCATGTCCTTGATGTCTGGTGTTAGTTGGAGTACTTTAGGTGCTGCCGCGGTAGGTTTGGTTGTTTTTACAGCAGCGGCATTTGGACTTGGTGCTTTGTTAATGGGGCCAGGGGCTATCATATTCGGTGCAGGTATTCTTGGATTTTTAGCTTTAGGTGGAGCTATGATGGTATTAGGTTTAGGTTTATCTGTAGTAGTAGGACCTTTAGGTCAATTTATGGCCACAATAGGTGATGGTACAGCGTTATTAAATGCTGGTCTAGGTTTCTTATCCATGGCAGCTGGTATAGGTGTCTTAACACTTTCTTTAATAGCTTTAGGTGCTGCATCGCTTTTAGCCTTACCTGGTTTATTGTTATTAGGTGTAACTACATCAATGTTAACAGAGACCGCATCGGCAATAGCCTCTTCTGGTGGTGGAGAAGGTATAAAAACAACTGTAGAGTCGATTAATAATTTAGACGTAGAAAAATTAGAAGCTTTAAAAGATTTAGCTACTTGGATGGCGTTAATAGGTGCCTCACCTACGATTAAATTCGATGAATCTTTAACCATAGATGGCAATATTCAAATAAGTGGTCAAGCAGGTGGTAAATCAAATACTGAATGGGTTTCTGACCCAATATTCGTGGATAAGTTAAAACAACTTATCGCAGAAAGTTCAACTTCAGCTAAAAATGGTAATAAAGCTTAATGCTTTATATTATTAGCTTTTTAATATATATTATGCTTAAAGCTTTATAGGATCCGCTGCTAATTATAGCAATAAAATTTTAAGAAGTAAATATTTATATTAAAAGATTTCACAAATGCCAAATCAGATAAACCCGTTTAATTACAATATAGATAATTTTGATAGTGGTTTCTTAGGACCTATCACTGATTCTAATTTTCGTACTTTTTTATATACACACAATTTAAGTAGTGTTAACCCAGTAATCCAAAATACTTTGGGGGGTAATCTTACTCAAGACAGAGGTTCAGAATATGATGTTAGTCAATCTACTTTTAATGTGGTGGACGTACCAAATTTACAAAATGTTGCTAACACACCTTCGGTATATAATAATTTAACAAATCCTAGATCCGTAAGTTTAACTAAAAATTTACCAAGTATAAACACTAATATCGCGAATAACATTGGTGTTAGTACTTTGACGGAGGCAGGTTTAGGGACTGATGTGGCGAACGATATCTCAACAGGTGATGAATCAATTAAAGATTTACCAAATGTTAGTGTTGTTGCTAATACACCATCAGTACACAACAACCAAACTAACCCGACTGATTTAAATTTAAATAAAAATCCATCGTTAAACGAATTAACAAATTGGCATCCCGATTATGCTTATTGGTTTAATTTTGAAAGGGATACTTACAAAACATCTTTCGGTGTTCCTAACACACTAAAATTAGGTGGGGTTGGTGATATCGACCAATGGGTTGTTGACGGCAGTTACACTTCTTCCATATACGAAATTAGGGATTTAGGTTATTTTAAACAAAACAACAAGTACGGTCCTGAAAAAATTATTAGTTACAAATCTAATAACACCGCTAAACCCGTAGGTTTTGAACAAGAACCTAATTTAGAAGTTTTAGATGACAATACGGGATCAAAATCGTATAATTATGCCGATTCTATTGGTGAAAAATTATTTGACCAATTATTAAATAGACAAATTGGTGTTGGGGTAATACCTTTTAGTACTTTAGGTTCTGGTATTAATTTTAAACCTGATGGTAAAATTACTGAGTTAGATAAAATAGCTAGAAAAAGAAGGGGGGTTGAATTACTTAATAGAATTAAGTTAAATGTTATTGGTGATACCGTTGGTAGAATTAATTTAGACCCAGTATCCTTATTAAGTGGTGGTGATTTAATAGAACAAGATTATACTATCACACAAAGAAAATCGGGCACTATTGGCATACCTGGAACAGGCGGTAGAACCACTAAAAACCCTTTAGATTTATTATCTAGTTTAACGGGTTTTAATATTCCAGTAAGTCCTTTAACACAAGGTGATTTAGAAAATATTTTTACATTTTATAATAAAAGGAATTCTAACGTACAACAAGATTATTTACGTTCAGTTTCTAAAGCAAACTCTAAGTTCTTAAAAAAGTTCAATAATAAAAATACACCTACTACTTCTACAGGTGGTTCACCACCAATACCACCTAGTTCTAAAATTACTGAAGCTCCATTACAAATGAATCAGAATGATATTCCTGAAAGTTTGTTATCGAGAACAGGTAGTTCTACTAGAAAATTAATATTAGATTCTTTAGATGAGAATAAGTACTCACCTAACATTGAAAATAAAGGTATTACTGTTCTTAAAAATTATAAAAAACAAGTTAGTCAAGGTAATTATTTAAATGAAATTACTGAATCGGAAATTACTAAAGATAAAAATAATGTACCTAACGCTGATAATTCTAGTTTACTAATAACACCTGTTAAACCAGGTTACTTTGGTAACACCGAACCTGAAAAACATAATACTGAATCTACATCAGATTCATTAGGGTTTATATATGACGAAACACCAGTAATCGATAAATCAATATTACAACACCCCACAACTTATCAGGGAACTAATGTTTCACAATCATCTTTTGACCTTGTTGGTACAGAAAAATTTAATTGGAAAAGAGAAAGTAATAATTTATTTAAAAGAGGGCTTTTAAGATATACACAACAGATAGTTAACCAAAAAAGTTTAGAACAAAATGGTGGTTATATTGGGTATTTTGATAGTGACGAATCTGGTGTTATCGATGTTCAAAATCCTGGTGAAAAATGTAAAAATTGTGGTCACATAACAGGTTCTTTTGTTAATGAAACTTTAAAAAAACCTTCCAAGGGTAATCAGAGTAGAAACGTTAGATTAACCCAAGACGGTAATGTAGACTATAAAAGTGGTGATAGATATTGTCGTTCTTGGACATCACGTAGAAAATACGATGATAGAGCTAAATTAATTAGAAATGACGGTACTTGGTGGAGAGATAATTTAAATAGTACTGATTTGACTATGAATTGGGATGGTAATAACGGTGGTATATTTTCTAATATGCCTAAAATTACTTGGAACAATTTAGATAAATTAGAAAAAAATAATGAATCAAAAATGATACCTTACATGCTTTCTATTGAAAATCTAGCATGGAAAGGTTCACCACATTTTGATAAATTAATGGATTGTGAAAAAGGACCTAATGGTGGTAGGATTATGTGGTTCCCACCTTATAATATAGATTTTAGTGATTCTAGTTCTGTTAATTGGGATACTACAAGTTTTATTGGTAGAGGTGAACCTATATATACATATAACCATTCTGAAAGGTCGGGGACTTTAGATTTTACAATCATTGTGGATCATCCAGACGTTCTAAATGGTTTAACTAATAGATTACAAGATAATTTAAGTGATGATGTTTTACATTCATTTTTTGCTGGTTGTGATGATAACACAATAAGAGAATTCTTTTCACAAAAAATTCCACCACCAGAAAAAATAAAACCACCTAAGAAAAAAATAATACCAGATCCAGACCCTTTAGATTTTGAATTACCAAAAGAAATTAAATATTATTTTGATAATGCTTTTACTAGTAAAAATAAAAATGACGAAACTCAAAGTGGTAGATTTATAAATGAAAAATATGAAATTGATGTACCAGATTCTAAATTAACTGAGGCTGATTGGAATGATCCGGCAATATGTTCTTGTGGACCTGGTGGAACTTACTCTTATAACCCATTAAATTTAATTGACTTTTATAGTAAATTTGCTGCTTTTGGTGGTAACAAAACTAGGTTAGACTTATTAGAAGATTTTGCCATTTGGTTAGTTACAACTGAAGAAGGTAAGAATTGTAGGATTTTTATAAAAGCAACTACCTCACCTTCTGATAACGAGTCTGTTAAAAGTGGTGATTATAACGCTGAAGTGGCTAAAGATAGATATGATAATTCTAAAAAATATCTATACGATAAAATGGTTGAGATAGAGGAAGGTTTAGAACCAATATGTATTGGTTCTGAAAAAAAATATTGTTACCCTAAAGAAAAAGACATGAAAGATATGTCTAGTAGATGGCAACCATTTGATTTAAAAAATAGTATTACAAATTACAGTTTCCAAAAAGTTAAAGACGAGTTTTTTGGTAGTGACCCTAATGTTACGGTAGAAAGTATCAAAAAAGAATTTAGTTTAAATTTTACTGATGATGCACCCGGAAAAGGTAATCCTTGTGCCACTTATGGTATAACTAACGGTAATGATAAAGGAGATAAAAGTAAGTCTGGTAGTGTAAGTTATAATAACGATGCTTTTTTATCCCCTTTAACTAGTGGCTTAACTTTAAGTATTGGCCGACCAAACTCACCAATAGCTAAACAAACTAGATATGTAGAATTTTCTGTTAAGAAAAATACTAATTCTGATTGTATTGAAAAAATATTAAAAGATGGTGATATACCTACCAGAGCTAGTTTAAATAAATGTTGGAAACAAGATTTGGAAAAAGGTGCTGATGAGGCATATAAAAAAGAGCTAGAAAACGTTGATAAACAAAATCAAATTTTAGATGAAGAATATAAAAAGAAAATAGCTAAAAACTATATTAGGGAATGTGATTATTTTGAGGCTTTAAAGAAAGAAAGTCCGGTAGTTTACACTAGTCTAACGGAAAAAATTAGAAATTTTCATCCAGCTTTCCATTCTATGACACCAGAAGGTCTTAATACAAGATTAACATTTTTATTACAGTGTACAAAACAAGGGCCACAAGTTATAGATCCTAATTTACCTAGTAATATGGTTTTTGGTAGACCACCAATATGTGTTTTAAGGATTGGTGATTTTTACCACACTAAAATTGTTATAGACAATGTTAATCTAACTTATGAACCATTACAATGGGACTTAAATCCCGAAGGGATTGGAGTACAGCCAATGGTAACTAAAGTTAGTATATCATTTAAGTTTATTGGTGGTTCATCGTTAGGAGGTCCAATTTCACAATTACAAAATGCGGTTTCTTTTAACTTCTTTGCTAATACAAGTATTTACGAACCAGCGACTTTATATACTTCTGATAGAATTAACTTTATCTACGGTGCTTTCAGGTCACCAGCTAACGAGAAAGATTTAATGAATCAATTAAGTACTAAATTAATGGAAGACGCTCAAACAAAAATTGAAACCCAAAATCAAGAAGTTGTTAGTACCGAAACAGAAACTAAACCGGCAGCATCTAAGGTTAATACTGGAGAAATGCCAGAAGATAATACAGGAGAAGTTAAACCCCCAACAACAAATAAGCCACAAAAAACCGGACTACTACCAAAAAAAGTAACAGGTAGTTATTTACCACAGAATTGTGATGAAGTACACGCTTTCCAATCAACTAAAAAGGAAATAACTCCTGGTGTATATGAATCTAAAGTAATTGGTAACATGAATGTCATAGTTGGTGATGAATTAAATAAATTGTGGTCACAAGGAGCAAAACCTAAAGTAACAAATGTAAAAGTATCTGTACCGACAGGAGTACCAAGTGGTAGTGGTGTAAGAGTTGATTGGGAAGTCACAATAGAAGAATCCAATGATGGCAAAGCTTGGTTAGGTTTTACAAGTAGAGGGGCTGGGTGTAATAGTAGTATAGATACTAGAGCGGATAGTGCGGCATCTGGTAATGATGTCCCAACACTTATAAAGGCTATTACTAAGGAGTATGGTGAAACATTTCCACCTGCTATAATCGAAAAAGTTAATGAAGTAAAACCAGCGGGATTAGGATCTAACTCATTTAAACAAATTTTTTATAGATACACAAAACCAAAATGGGAAAGTGCTAACCCACAAAAAAAATAAATAAAAATTATGGCTAAACAATATTACGATAGATACAATGATTTTAGAATAAATAATCAAATAAAAGTATTACCTTTTATTAAAATAAAACAAAGGGATACTGATATTAACATTGAGTATAAAAAAAATAGAACAAGACTTGACATTGTCTCTAACACCTATTATGGTACACCATATTACGGTTGGTTAATTCTACAAGCAAATTCACAATATGGTAGTCTAGAGTTTGATATACCTGATGGTGCGGCACTTAGAGTACCGTTTCCATTGATTAATGTTTTACAAGATTATGAACAATCGATTAAAAATTACAATGTTTTATACAAAATAGATAGTTAAATATGTCATATAGTAATATAGAAAGTGAATTTAGAATACCAGACCCACAAGAAACTAACGGTGTTAGGATTATAGATCCTAATCCTTTAGGTCAGATAGTACCACATGAAGAGTTATTCATATATGTTAACCTAAAAGCTAGACAGAAAAGTAAAACACTAATTACTTCTGATCAAAATGGGCAGGTCTCATTATCTAACCAAATTAAGTCTGATGTTAATATCGGTGTCCCACAACAAGAGACTGTTACAGGTAGTAAATTATTTAAGACAAAACCTGGATTAACAACTGATTGGACTGAGATTGGTGGTTTTAAAAAAACCGATAATAAAAATTATCAAGATTTTGAAGGTTTTGGTATCACAAATGTTGATATTAAAATACAAAGTCAATCTTCACCTATTATTGTAATAGATTTTATTGATGTACGTGGGGCAACTTTATTTGAACAAGGTTCCTGTTCACCATACGGTTTATTTTTTACCCTACCTTACCCAATATTTGAACTAACAGTTAAAGGTTACTATGGTAATGCGGTAAACTATTATTTACATATGATTAAATTTAATACTAAATTTAATTCTGAAACTGGTAATATGGAATGTAGAGCTGAGTTTGTTGGTTATACATTTGCCTTTTTATCAGATACTATAGTTAGTTATGTTGCAGCTTCACAAAAATTAAAAAAAGAAAGATATAACCCAAACGAAATTTTAAGGCAAAAATATGTTGATACAATAACTTTTTATGAAGAAAACGGCTTAACTGGTCTTTATGGTCAAAATGGACAACCTTGGTGTGATAATACAACATCTATTGTTGCTAAAGAAAAGAGTTGTATGACCATATGGGATTTAATTAAATTTTTGAAACACTTTGAAGATGTTGAAAAACCACTTATAGCGGGGAGTGATGAAAATCAAGAATTAGAATCTTTAAAACTAGTTAATGACAAATATTTACATTACTTAAATACCTTAAATGATTTAGGTCGAGAATTAAATAAACAATTAGGTGATGCTGGAACTACAAAAACAACTTGTACTGACCCATCTGTTAGTGGTAACGAGTTAAAATACATTTTTACCCAACCACAAATAAATGAAATGGTTAAAGATAATGGTGTATTACATGACTATTTTAATAAAATAAATGGTAAACTTTTAATAGCTATAAAAGATATTTTAGATCCTAACACAAAAATTGGTAATAAAAGTGTTAATGAGGCTATTGGTATAAGTTGTTTATTAAAAGATCCCAATCAGTTTAGTAATCAAAGTAGTGCATACCCATTGTATAATAATGATTTTATAAATTCACAACCTTGGATGGTGGGTGTACTTAAAAATACTAGAATAGCTTATCCACCTATAAAGGATGAAAACTCATATATTAGTGATGGTCCATTTATTGATTTAGGTTATCTTTTAGCGGACGCTAAAAATGAGTATAGTAAAATTAGTGGTAACGATCCTACAAATCCAGGTATTTTAACAAAAAAAAGAAAAGATTTAATAGAAATCATTAACAATATTGTTAAACAACAAATTGGTTTTGATCCAACTATTAGAAATATATTTACCGTTTTATTATGTAATACAGACGCTTTTATGGAAATATTAAAAAATGTTGCTGAAGAAGCCGAAAGATTTCATGAAAAAGATGGTTCAATTGATTACAAAGGTGCCGGAAAATCAAATAGTGTTATTATATCTGGAGAAAAAAAAGTTTACCCTTGGCCAACCTATTATGAAACTAATTTTATAAAAAAGGGTAAATCACAAGGTACTAAAGAAGTTTACCCTGGTAATAAGTTTCCTGATTGGCCTGAAGTTATATTTGTGGAAGATTTTATTAAAGCGTTTTTAGAATTCCAAGAAGACGCTGAAATCTTAAATGGTGATATAGAAGGTAAACCAAGTTATGATAATTTTGCACCTATAAATGTTTTAGAATCTAGATATTGTGAAAACAATATAACTGAAATTCAACCTAACAAGTATTTGAATGCGGTTGGTAATGATAAATTAAAAGTTCTTGCTGAAAGAATGTTTCTTACCCTAGACCACAGTCATTTTCAACCAATTAGAATGAACCATGAAAGTTATTATTATGTACCAAAATTAGAGGGTGGTGGTAATTGGAGTCCCCTAAAAGATGTACAGTATGTTAAAAATTTAGGTAAAATTGAGGCTTGGAACCTAATTAATTCAATGACATCATCTACCGATATTGAGGGTTTGGTGAATAATGATAGAACTGTTTTTATTAATGATATTATAAAGATTTTAGGTGAAAATGCTAAAAGTAATGGTGGTGTTTTTAAAGCTAATGTTAATTATACTGAAATTGCTAGACTACCTAACGATTTATCTGTAGATATCAAAAAAAGTATTGGTTACGGTTTTGGTGAAAAATATTATGTTTATAAAACCACCAAAGAAGGTATAGAAATTAAGGCGGGTAAAATTGTAACACCAAACCCGTTTGATATGGATGCTGACAATCTTTTTAAAATTATAAAACCAATAGAACAAGTAGAATATGCTTCAGATGATAAAAAAATAAAAATATCTAATGATAAATTTTCTGAAGTTCTAAAAAATTATAATAAAGATATTATAACAAATAGTAATAAGTTGGATTTTTCAACAACAAAATTTAACTCAAGTTCTAAAAATTGGCCAGGTGGTGAAAGCGATAAAAACTTTCCGGCTTCTTGGGATGATTTCTCACAAATAATATCTTTTAATAAACCACAGTTATTTACGACATTAGCAATGTCTTTTTTAAAAGACATTGAAATAAATAGTTGGTGGGAAAATACGACAGATACTAGTTTCACTACCAGTATCGGAGGAGAAATAGTTTCAAATATGGGTGTTATATCTTATTGGGATGATAGGGGTGGTAGTGATAATACAACCAGTTTAGTTTCATTCACCCAGTTTATAGGGGGTACTGGTTACACAAAAGAATTTTTAGACCCAAAAAAAGACGGACTTATAACAGTTGAAGGTGACGTTCAATTTAGATTAAAGGCTAATATAATTCAATCTGATGGTAGTGATTATGGTTATAAATTTTCTGTCGCTACAGCAACCATGGCAACAACGCCACTTTGGTTAGACAATGTAATAAATTTTAGAAAAAATAAATTTAGTACCGACACTTTAACAGAAGATGATCAAAACAAAAATCTAGCTTATTTATTTTTACATACTTTAAAACCGACACCTTTAATTACTAGATTCATAGATAACGATGGTTATTTATATAACGATAAATTTGATAGTGATCAACCACTATCAAGTGTAATATGGTCATTAAGAGCTTTTAATACAACATCAGGTATAGTTAAAGTCCCTAAAGTATGGTTATTAACATTAGGTGCACAATTATGGAGATGGAGGGAATTTATATCAGACAATAAAACTTGGCCTAAAATTTTAAGACAAAATGGTGAAACAACAACAGTGGTACCAAAAGGTAAAGATCCTTTAATACAACCTGGTATTTATACTAACGATTTTGCTACTGAAAAAACTTACTACGATAAACTCAATGGACCATTAAATTTTAGAAATAATCCTACTAAATATTTAGCTAAAGTTTATAACGGTTATACTTGGAGTGGTAATAAACACCAATCAGTTTTTGGTTATGAAGAAAAAGGTACTGAATATGGTGGATATTTCATAAATAGTACCTCAGACAAAATTCAATTTAATTATTTTAATTATTACAAAGGTACAGATAAAGTAGGAAAAATAGGTGACGCTTTTAACAAAGTTTCTTTTCAAGAGTTGGTTACAAATTACTCATGGCCTTTTATATATATTGCACCACATCACATACCGTATGTTTCTTCAGAAACTTTTGATGATAATACAAGAGGTCGGGGATCAGATTTTGTTTTAGTTAGTAATGATTGGGTTGGGTATCAGGATTATATCACATTAATGCCTACTACCAACGATGGGGTTGATTACAATGAAAGAGACGGTTCTGGTTCTGGTACTAACGCTATTGGGGTTTCATTATATGATAACAATAATAAGTCAACTATTAGAACTAAAAAAATGGATGGTAATTTAGGTACTATTGTACAATATTTACCTGATGATGTTAAAAACAAAATTGTTGACATTTTTGAAGAATGGGCTATAAGCCAAGAATGGAAAGATATTCTTAAAGTTATTGACCCCATACACTTTAGTAGTGATTCTTTAGTATCTTCTTACGAATACCAATCAGGTAAAAAGTCACCTGTCATCAACAATATTGGTAGTTCTATTAGAGAGGGTGAGGAGGGTGGTTACATTTTAGCTTTAAAAGATAATGACTCATTAAAAAAATTATTATTAGAACAATATTGGATAGCAAATTCAACCCCAAAAATATGGTACGGGTATTGTAAAGACTGTGGGCAAAAGGCTAATAATTTTTATGACGAAGGTTTTATAGCTACTAATACCCAAATTACAAATTATTTAACTTCTTTTCACGACACTTATATGGGTGTTAAAACTTCACGTAAAAAAGAAATTGAAGATAAAAAAGGTACTGGTGACGAAAAAGAAGTTAACTTATCCATAGTTGATAATGGTGAAGATTTAAAATTAAGTTTATATAGAACTTTTAAATCTATTACTGACAAGTGGATAACAGCCTCAAAAGACGGTAAATTATTTTTTAATATTGTTAATAGTTCTAATGGAACTGCTTGTGGTAAACTTAAAACTAAAGGAGGATCAACTTTAGCTGCTCATTTTCAATATATTAATCGTGTTATGGGTGACATTGGCGATATTGCGGTAATAGATATATCTAAATTAAATATTTTACGTGATAACCTTAAAATAAGCATGTACCAATACATATCAGATTTATTAACTGATAATGAATACATGTTCTTCCCTTTACCGGCTTACGTTAATTTTACTGGACAAGGACTTAAAACTGAAGATTTAAAAGAAATGTTTAAACCTTCTTTAAGAAGTATTTCTGACGTTAGTTGTGGACCTTTATTTTTATGTATGTATGTTGGCGGAACTTCTAGACAATTAAAATTATTACCAAAAGTTAATTGTCCACTTGACCAAGAAGCTTTAGAAAACTTAGAAGATGATGGTTTTAGTTTTGATGATATTTTTAAACCTGATGAAATATCTAATCCGTTAGAATATGATAGTGATGGTTATACCGCCTTTAAAATTGTTTATGGGTTAGAAAACCAAAATCATTTTAAATCAATTCAGTTAGATCAGGCAGAGTTTTCTGAAACTGCAGAATCTTTGTTAGTTGTGGACAAACTATCACAACAACAGGGTAATGGCCAAACCTCACAAGGACAAAATTTAAATTCAGCTTACTTAACTAGGTCATATACATGTCAAGTAGAATCTATGGGTAACATGATGATTCAACCAATGACTTATTTTGATTTACAAGGTGTACCTATGTTTTCTGGGGCTTACTTAATTACTGAGGTTTCACATAGTTTTAAACCTAATAATGCGACAACTAATTTTAAAGGCGTTAGACAACCTAGAGCTACTGTACCTATTGTTACTGATGTGGCTTTAGCTATGGATTTAAATTTCAATGGTAAAGTAAAACCTTCTGGTTCTCTATCTAATAGGGTTGGTAACTCTGGAGGTAATTATAATAACGTATATAGTGGATTAGGTAACAATTTAAGTAATAAGACAACAAAAGATTCATCTACAAAATGTGGTTACAGTTCTTGTGTTGTCACTAGAAAAGGTATTATATGTGCTTTAAACAACATAGCCGCCTCTTCAGGTTATCCAGATAACTATAACGATTGGTTAGATTTTATAGTAAAAAAGAATTTTACAACAACAGCTGATTTAGATAAAGTAAAAGCCGGTTTTGAAAAATTAAGTTCTGGTTTAAAAATAAAAAAAGACGATTTTGTAAAAATTTTAAATGTCGAATCTTATGGAGGGGACCCAAAAGCTGGTGCATGTGCAACCTGTAAGTGTGCTGGAATTATACAATGGTGTACATTCGGTGGTGGACCAAACGTTGTTAAAAATTTCTCAAAAAACGGGAAAGATATAGTAACTAACATAGATTTAAAAGATACTTTTGATATTGTAAAACAACCTTTATGGAGACAACTTGATTACGCGTATGATTATATGGAAAGAAATTTTAATGCCTTTGGTAGTAAAATTGTAAGAGATGGAAATGGGGATGTATTACTTTCTGATTTATATTTATTAGTATTAAACCCTGGGTCTATAACTTGTACAGGTTCACGAGGATCCACACAACCATTAGGTTGTGTAATTGGTGGTGTTGACACTGATTTGGTAATTGGCGGAACACAGGCTAAAATTTTATACGACTGTAGTTTAAGTAGTAATAATGTAAACACCACACAAAATACGCAAAATATAGGTAACGACTATTCTAGTAATACAAGTAAAGTTTCTTGTAAAAGTAGTGCACCAATTAGTTTAAACGCAACAACAACACATTTATTATTGGGTGATTCTGGGGTTAAAGTAATTCAAAGTACCGTTGGTTTTAGTAACCCTAGTAAAACAAAAGTTGATATTGGGCCTAATTGTGGTGGTGAAGGTGTTAAATTTTTAGTACAATCTTTAAAACAAGAAGACATCTATCAAAATAAAACTTACCCAAATGTAAAAGTAATTTATACACAAATAGGTGTTAATGGTGGTTACAGTGATAGTCAAACTTTAATTAAAGAGTATAATGATTTAATCACAAAAATTTTCCCTAACGCTAAAAAAGTAATTTTTGGTGGAACTTTAGGGTGGGGTGGAGTTAAGAACAAAACAAAAGGTGCCAACCAAGATCCTTATTATAAAAAATACCAAGATTTGGGGTGGATATACGAATATCCTGCTTGTGGTGAACCTTGTGCTACATCTGGATCTGCTTATAATAACGGAAAAGACATATCACACGATAGAACAAGTGATTATTTTAAAGCTATAATAGATATTATTGATAAATATAGATTAACGAAGTCTGCCGGTTCATTGGGGAAAATAGGGGGGGCAATATAATTAACTTATTTTACAATATGGACCTAGACCACTCTTGATTGATTCAGGGGTGGTTAGTTTTTTTCCACACTTACCACATTTACCTGAATGAAAAACTTTTACTGTTGGGTATGAACCTATATTAGATATATAAGATTTAAAAAACCATTCCATAACTTTATTGGAATTAGACTCTAAACCAATTCTACTTTTTATAGAATGTTTATAACCAAATCTATTAAAAAAGGTACCCAAAAAAGTGTAAGAAGAATTATTGTCAGAACCCGTTAATACTGAAACAAAAAAAGTATCATGTTTAACCTCCGATGTGCCCCAACCAGCCTTACGAATACGAAATGTAAAACGATTACCCGTAGTTTCATTTAAAACAGTAAATGTTGCATTACCAGCAAAAATAAAATTATTTATCGTTTCTTTTGTTAATTGGTGACTAGTTTCTTTTTTCATTTTTATACCTTATCTTTATACAAAGATACTAAAATGATAGTTGTTGGCAATATAATTTCTAAAGAAAAATTAACAGGAATATCGAATAATTTTAATCAAATTACCGAAATACCTGTTGAAAATCGAATACCTACAATTATTATAGGTTGGGATTTAACAAAAACATTATTTCCTGACACATCTATTCTAAGTAAAAAAGTTAAAGAAAATATTTATTGGACATTTTCACCCACCGAAAAAAGAAGTCTTTTTGAAGATGATTTAAAA